TGCTATGCCCATACGAACACTCAGGGCAAACGATGTTGTTGTCCAACCGTGCATAATACACTATATCGCCATCAGTAAATTGTTTGCCGCACGACTGGCAGTTACGAATTGGTGTTGTTTTCATTTTGCACCTCCGCAACAAATGGTTTAATCTTGCTCATAACTTTCTTATGCAGTTTCTTTAGAATAGAATCTTTCTGCGAATCGGTAAGCAAATGAAACATGAGCATCAAATATGCCTTATGTAGTTCGTCTATAAACTCCCTTTCTTTGCCTAAGGTAAAACCCTGCTTATTCAACTGTTCTTCTATTGTTCCGCATAAACAGCCGTAACCTATTCCTATTTCTTTTCTGGACATTAATCTACCACCTCGATTATCCCTATAATCTTCTCTAATTGCTCTTTGCTGAGAAGATAGAACGGGTATTTTTCTAATTTCCTTGCCATTGCCATCTTGACAACCTTTTCTCTGATCTCAGGCGTTAGCGGTTCAATCTGAAAACTATCACCATAGGCATTAGGGCGCATCCTGTTACCAAATATATCTGCCGACTCTCCGCTTTCAAGTCTGATTATGCCTTTTGGTGTTATTTTCTTAACCTTGTCAATAGTAATGATGCCACGAAAACTATAGGCAACCTTATCGCCTGCTTTTAGTGATTTCAACTAATCGGCGTATAGTTCATTATTCAACCTACTTCCTCCTATCACCTAACTTCCCTAACAGGAAATCCGGCATCCTTTAACTTACTCCATATCTCCATAAACCTACCCAAAAACCACTTACTATAGTTAAGTTTATTGCTCGGACAACCATAATCATCGTCGCAAAATGAGTATGCTTTTTTGACGTTTAGCGGTTCACCGTCTGATAACGCCAATTTAATACAGTAGGCCAAAGTCTTTCCAGAGCGTCTTGCACCATACCAATAGTCGCATTGACCTAAAATATATTTTCTTTGCAGGTCGTATAGTTTTATTGCAAGAACTTTTTCAACTACATCTAAAGCAATGTCATTGATAATCAACCTACTTCCTCCCCACATTTATCGCATTTCCCCTCTGCCCTCTCCGCAGCGGTCAACTTTCTACCGCACCCAAGGCAGTGTTCCGATTCTGTTTTGTTGTAGTCGAAGGGCATTATATCGCCTCTTTCCAATTCCATAATCCCTGTCTGCCTATCGCCGGGATAGGTTTCCTTAAAGGTTTCACATCATCTAAAATCCAGGCGTAGCGACCAAGTGTATAGTCACCACATGCCTTTTCCAACCAACTTAAACTATAAATAAATCTTGCCGTTATTTCAATACAGTCCACTAGATTACAGGTTGCCACTATTGCGCCTGTTGGCATATTTTTGTAATCGCCGTATTCTCCGCAAATTTTTCGCATAATATAATATCTCTGCTCTAAACTAAGACCACAAAACAATTCATGAAACGGAACTATCTTCTTTGCCGCGTGAATCGCTAATAGTCCTCGGTATTTTGTCGCCCATGACCTTGTTTCATAGTGCTTTATTTCTAACGGTATAAGTTGCGCCCACGGACCCCAAAGCGTTATTGCTTTCACTCTACTTCCTCCCCTCCGTCAATGATGCGCTTAATCTTCAGACTCTAATAACCCCTCGCTAATGGCGCACTCGTCGCAAATATCATCATAATACTCCGAACCATCCATAAGACCACCGCACATATTACAATATTCATCGTGTGGTATCATTAGTCAACCTCCCCACCCAACAGGTTCCTATGTTCGTGAATGTTACCGATGACCTCCAACTTACCAGCAAAGGTACACAGCGACAACCCATTTATCTTAAACATGCCGCTTTCAAATTAACTACGCCCTTGCCTAATCTAGTATGAGTGTCGCAAATGTCACCTTCATAGATTTTATCATTTCTAATGAAACCGGTAAACTGCCCGACAGTCTCAGTGTCAACCTCGTAGGCACTTCCCATGCTGTTCATAATTAATGTTCTTGTACCAACCGAGCAGTTATTTTTTGCCCACAAATAACCATAAGTGAATTCCTTAGTGTCTAATCTTATACCCCTAAAAATAATCTCTCTCATTAACTTTCCTCCTCCCTCGCCTTCAACTTACTAGCAATATCAACCATGGATTTATACCAATCACAACTATCTGTAATAGCGCAATCAGCACAGGCATGGTCACTTCTCGCCCTAACAACACATGGGGTCATGACTAGAAAACTACGAACAAGTTGAAAGAAGAATTCGTTAGAATCTCCCTTCTCGTTCTTAAATACCTTAATCTTACCAACAAGGTCAATATACTCCCTAACTTTAACGATAAGAAACTGCTTAATGCCGCCTGCCGTCTCAACATCTTCCTCAATGTCACTCTCGGAGTCATAGACCGTATAACCCATGAAGTTTACTATTTCGGCAAAACCGTTTGTATGATACCCAAACTCAATACCTTCGCCGCATAGTTTGGGATTATCCTCGCAAATTTCGGAGTTTAATTCTACAATAGCATCAATAATGTTCATTAACTTTCCTCCTTCCTTCTTATTGCTAACTTTTCACCCCAATTAGCGCAGGTATCATAAACGCCCATAAACAATTAGCATTATGCGTTAAATATGGTGCGGCAATAACGCAGACACTAACACCAATCCATGCAGTAGCAAGTGTTCCGTATGGGTTCATTGGTTATCATCCTTTCTATTATCCAACCATTCATCAATAATCCGACGAATTAACTCTGAAACTTTTAACTTCTGCTTACATGCCTCCTTCTTTAATTTACCGTGTCTTTCATCATCCATAAAAATACTTCTGCGCTTCAATTCTGCTCACCTCACATATATTATATACCGTTTAGACATACAATGCAACACTTTTCTACCGTATCCAGCACAAAGTTACTCAAAAAAAATAACCCTTTCGGGTTACAGACTTTCCTATTCCCATTTAATATCAATCGCATCTAATACTTCATCGGGCATATTCTCGGCAAATACCTCGCATATAGCAAGTAAAGACATACAAACATCCATTGCCTTGTCGAATTCCTCGACGCCATTTTCATAGTCAGTATCAAGTTTATCTATTTTGGCATGGAAAATTTCAAATACCTTAGAAAAATCTTCTCTTTTCATTAAAAACAACTCCTTTTAAATTATTCGTCATACTGATCGTTCTCCATTCGTTAACCTATTCGCACCCCTACACACCTAAAGAACGGATAACACCTTAAAAACCCAGCAAATACAGCAAAATGGACAAGCGTAAAATTCCGGTATATAATCAGGAGGAACGACGGATTAATGGCAGCAGCGCGAAACGTGGACAAGTTGACTGACCGACTAACCGACCAAACAACCGACCGACTAACTCGTTAATTAATGAACTTCCCAAAGTCAATTATCTCCTGCACCCTACTAACAATAATATCCAGTCCTAAGAACACAACTAATAGCAATATCATTTGTCCTATACTTCTCCTATTTGTCACCTTACAGACGATAAAACCAATTAGACCAACCAACGCCAACAGCATCAACTCAGGCAAACACACACATACAATGACAAAAACTATAACCTGTATAATAGTAAACATAGCATCACCTACACAAATATTCTTGATACGTGATCTAATAAATCTAAGGCAACCCCGATAACTAATATTATGGCCAGAAAAGTTGCTACTATTTTTATCACGGCACAAAAGTTACCCTTGCCAACAGCACCGGCAACCATTTCAGCAACCCAACTCCCTACCGCTATTACCATGAGAATGACTATCTTGTTACCTACACCACCCCAGCCAAAAGTTTTAGACATCGTATTTCGCAAACCTTCCGACAATGCAAACGCAACCATTGGAGATAGTAGTAACCCGATTATTGCCGCAATATACCTCATCCCAGCACCTCCCGGCGTAAATTTCCCACAAGATAACTTCTAAACTCCAACCCGTTTTTATTCTCCGACTTAATCATTTTGTTAATTTCCTTTAACTTTCGCTCGTCGTTAGTGACTATTAAAACGGCAGGAAACCGCTTAGTATGCTTTACCCACCATTGATCTGGTAAATTATCGTACAACTTATTATATTTCCGCACCTTATCAAACTCGTTACCCGGATGATGAATGTCCATTTCGATAAACAGAAACCTAAACTGACCCGTGATTGTATTTTTAATAGCAATAAAGCAATCTGTAATTAGTATTTTCATGTCATAATTGAAGTCTACGGAGTAAATTTCCTCCCATGACTTCAATTGTCGCTCTATCCAGATAACCGCCCAATTAAGCAATACGGTATGCTCTATCTGTTTAATTTCCTTCTGGAAGTATGCGTATGGTTCTTCTGGCGAATAACGGAAACGTCGTAACCTTAACTGATCGGTCAACCTCTTTAATCTTTGCTGACATTTTCTTTTACCAGATGCGGTCAATGGGAATAGTAATACCTGTACCTGTTCGGCGTTAAGACATTTATGACTACCTACGCGCCATGCTATTTCGTTATCGCGGCAATAGCCGTGTTTTCTGTGAGACATTGCACCACTCGTTAAAAACATCCATATCCCTGCCTTTCAATAGATTTTTTGCCTGTTTGACTGGCAGGTGCATTGTCTGTACTTCCTTGGTATCCATACCAAACTTATATATCGCCCTGCCTTTTATTCCCGGCAAATGTGCGGCAATAGAGCAATTTTCACCTAGCACCATGCGACTATTTAATTCGTCGGCAACTTGAAAGCATAACCTCGCTTGGAACATTGCCCTTGTGTCGCCCGGCAAAACCTTTGTTGACGGTCTTTGTGTTGCCGCTATTACAGATATTCCAACCGCCCTAGCAAGTCTGGTTATGCGGTCAACTAACTTGATTGTATCCTTGCAAGATATTTCTGCTAGTTCGTCAATCACGACAACAATAAATGGTAATGGTTCTTTCGCTGTTTTATTGTAGTCTTGAATTTTAACTACCTTTGCCTTTTCTAATGTCCTTATACGCTGCTCCATGCCTTTCTCGACAGACTGCATCAACAATAACGCTTCTTCCTCTGTCTTTGCTAATGCCGCATAATCCTTCAAATAGGCGAATTCTAACCGCTTTAGGTCAATAATTCCTATTCGTGCTACTGGCAGCAATGAAGCAATAAGGACATGCAGAAAGTTTGATTTTCCATACCCCGGTACTCCGGCAACAAGTAGATGCGGAGATTCTTCAAGCGGTAGCACTTCTAGTCCCTGCTTGCTAATTCCGACAGGTATAGGCAAGTCTAATTTTCCGCTATAATCCCAAACGTATTCTAACTTACTTGGTATCTCGTTAGTGTTTATGTCCATGTACAAAAACCTCCCCTTCTTAATCATTTCCACATTCAACCCGGTAGCATCCTCAAAGTAGTCTTGCTGACTTTTTAATGCGTTAAATGAGGTGCCGGGGCGCATAGTAAATATCATATGCCAACCTGTAGGAGTTTTCTTAATCCCCTTCCGTATAGGCAATATACGGGGTTTATTTGGGGGATAAAGTATGTCTATAGTGTCTAGTATGGTTGCAGGTATTTCGTTGCCCTTACGGTGTCTCCATGCTATTTTAAGGGCATCTATGCCATCGGCAAGAAGGTTATTTTTTTTCTCCATAACATACCTCCGTTCGCTATGCTGTTCGTTAAGTTTATGCGGATAGAATTTGTCCATATTGCAGGTAAGTTTTAGGGAAAAAGTTGTTGAAATTGTTTTTGCTGGGTGGTATAATACATCAACAGATCCCACCACGCCTCTGTCTAAATCAGGCGCACCATGGTGGGACGGTAAATAAGCGGAGGCGCAAAGAGTGACGCTATATCTAAGACCGGGAAGTGAGTCCGTGGCAATTCGGACATAGAGTCTAGTGACTAGTGCCCGGCAATTGCAAGGTTTGATTCCTTGCCCGCTTAACGGTTATGGGAACGAAAGAACCCTATTTGATGGACATTATTGGTCAGACATGATAGGTCTTGATCGTACCTTAAAGCGACACTACAGACGGTTGATATTAAGAGGTTTTAGCATACCGGAGTAGTAAATAAGCGAATAAAAATCTCATAAACACCCAAGAGATGCAGTATACGGCATTGATGGTGACAAAACTCTCCAACGTATCTTATCTTTAAAGTGTGGGTGTGTAAGCACAGCGAACCTTGACGTACACCATGGCGCGCACTTTAAAAATAGGGTATGTGTGGGGAGTTTTGTTTTGAGTAAAAAAAAGAGGCCGACCGTGGAAGGCGACCTTTAGTAGATATACTTCGGGATTATTTATGCTAGTAAGATAATCCGGTGATACTATAACTATTCTATGCCGGAGATTATTTCTCCTGCAAACGGTATAAATATACCGTAAACGGTTGAATTTTTATTTGCTTAGTAGTATAATTGAATGACGAATAGAGGATTATGGAGGGATAAATAGTGTTACCGAAGAAATACCCCTGCAAACCTGATATTTTCGAGGCTACATATGATGATGCTGATGGTGAAACGGAAAGCACCCAAAAGACGGGACTGAACTTCGGTCAGGCGCTGGATGCTCTGAAAAAAGGTGACTGTATATCAAGGAAAGGTTGGAACGGCAAAAATATGCACGTTAGTATGCTTAGTCTATATACTGCCGACAATGTTCCGATTGATAACAAATGTCTCGTTCTATTTAATGTCAACTGTAAATACAACACATGGGTTCCGAGCATAACCGATCTGCTTGCCGATGACTGGGAAGTAGTCAACCAACAACACACAAACTCTCTCTAACTGAGGGAGTTTTTTATTTACCCATAAACTGTATACAGTATTCTTCTACCGTAAACAGTTGCAACACAATTAACTCGGTGGTATAATATTCACATCGAACCGCTACGCCTCTGTCTTCGCGTGATATGCGTACATGGCGGTTACTCCGATAATCTGAGGCGAAAGGAAGTGAATACCTCCGTGTGGAATTAGCATTGTTATTGAATCTAGTAGTAGTGTATTCCGTTGAAAAAATTTAGCCTTTAGATGGACGCGAGAGCGTTCTTTTTTTACCCAAAAAGCAACTGTGGCAGACAGGGAATTAATTAGAATTCGTGGCGAATCAGCAATAACAAATTCAAAATTAGGATTAATATGAAGTTAGTCCCTCCGTATTGTGAAGTAACTCAGTTGGTAGAGTGGTTGACTATTAATCAGCTTGTCGTAGGTTCGAGACCTACCTTCACAGCCAGTAGTCCCTATGAAGGACATGACGACAAAACTACCTTTTAGATTATACTAAGGGTAGTTTTGTTTTTTGTCCAAAAATAAAAACCCGGCAACCGAAGTCACCGGGGGTATAAAAATTAATTCGCGTATTTTAGTTTAACCACCTAAGACATTAAATATTCCACAAACGGACGGTTAGTTTTAACTACTCCGTCAATCAAGTAAACCCTTTCGACTAATATATTAAAGGTATCCTCCCCGACACTCTTAGGAGTATAGAAATCCTTCTGAGTTCCGTTAATCTTAACGATAAAGTCTTCGCCGACTATCCATTCTGTATTACCACTAACCTCCTGTGTAAGCGCATTTTCAGCCTGTTTTAGCGACTCTTTATCCTCTACTGGTACATTTACTATAGCAGGCAAATTTAATGCCTTAATTGCGTTCTCGATAGTGCTATTTACTATCTCGGATACCTTTTCAGAGGTGAAGTTGATACCGGCATGAGATAACTCTAATTGCATTTTCTTAACATCGAAGTGCTGTGCAATGAAGTCACTTGCTACCTTCTTTATAATGTATATGAGTGACGGTATTGCTGCCGTTGCTACTACTTCAAGTGCTACCGTTGCTATGTTTTGATAATCCATTTATGCCACCCCACTTTTAGTTTTTAGATTGAACGCCAACACCATGCCATAAGCGATCTCATTTGCCAACTTACTAAGAAATGCCGAATCTTTTAGTTTATCAGCATCTTTCTTGGTATCGATAAAACCGTTCTCAATCAACATGGCAGGTATACCTTTCTCCTGCATCTTCCGCAACACATAGAAGTTAGCACGTTTCTTGCCCCTGTCCGGCATATTGTTCTTAGTAAATACCGGGGCAGTATTGTCGTGAATAATGTTACGTATCAAGTCAGTTGCCCTGCTCGCGTTGTTGTGTATGAATGACTCAAAACCAGTTCCACCACCTGCGTTGGTATGGATGGATAAATAATAATCTGCTCCCAAACGTATTGCATCATTGACCGGACCGCTTAACTCGGTATTCTTATCAGAGTTCGGATTAGTACAGGATGGTTGGGATATAGTAACCTCTACATCGTACTTAGCGAGTTTATCCTTGACTAAGTTTGCAACCGTCCAATTAAGTTGCTTCTCTTGCAATCCGTTTCCTACTGCTCCGGGGTCTTTTCCACCATGACCGGGATCTATGACTATTAACATGGGTTATTCCTCCTATTGTCGTTTTTTTAACTTGCTGGTAACTTGCAAAAACGCTAAATTATACTACCTAAATTTCTTTCTTATCAAGGTCAATCGCTTCTCTCCGATGCCCTTAATCGCGTCCAGTTCGTCCACAGTGACGGGTTTATTCTCCTGCCTATACTTGATTATCCTCTGCGCTGTAACCTGCCCTATGCCCTTTATGGACACTAATTCGGCGGTAAGTTGTTTGTCTGTCAACTGGTTAATGTCTAACTTCGTATCTTCCGCATAAGATAACGAAACGGAGAAAACGCAAACAGCAATTATAAGCGCAATAACAATGGCTAATTTTGAGTTAACTCTCATTTTATTGCCATCCCACCTAACATGCCGCAAATAGATGTTAATGCGGCGATTAAAAAAGTTGCCCACACAGGCAACCTGTTCTGAAAATCCTTTCTCATATCTTCCAATTTATCAAGCACCCCCGAAAACGCTTCCCTGTCGTCGTCTTCATGCTTCTTTTGATATGTCTCTAATTTTTCCAAGTTGACGAAAAGCGTTTTTACTTGCTCCTCTAGACGAACATTATCACTCAATTCAATACACCCCCTGGCGGTATCAGTATTGCTTCCCTGACCGGGTAATGGTATCATGTCCTTGCAGACACAGGGGTAACGTCCCTGTAGAACCGCTTCCCTGGAGGCGGTGTCTGCACAGTTTATCACCTCATTTCCGCAAAATAAAAACACCCCCGAAGGAGTGCTTATATTGACTAACTAATACCTTACAATAACTGCATAACCGAATCATTCCACTTTATCTGATAACCGCTATGACCGTTTCTTTCGTATGGAAATTCTTCTGCGTATTTTCGACCTTCCTCAGATAGTCGCCATTGTTTCTCTGTCTTCCTATCTCCGGTTTTCTTTGATGTGCGGGTATACGTATCTCGATACTGTAACCCAAGACTTGAAAGTTTCTTATTCATATCTACCGCACGGATACCGCCTATCTTCAGTCCCAACTCAGTAGCGGTGTAAATACCAGTTTCATGTTCTGCGGAAGGTAGTGCCTTCTTGTATTCTTCCATAGACTCACCAGTTTTGCGTTCTATCCTATTTATGGCTATAGAATTTGCTATTCCTGGTTTTATTCCAGTCGCATCAGCAATTAGTTTTGCTATGGCAAGTTCGTCCTCAATTATTGGTGCTATCTGTAAATAGTTGTGTCTGCCGGTTGTCAATGGATATACGATTTCATCCCTCATATGAAAATATTCATCCAGGATTGCTTCGTACTTGTCCCACGCAAGATCATCGTCAAAAATCTTTAGGAGTTTGGCGTAACCTCTTTCGGATAGGAGGTAGATGTTATTGGCTGCGTTCAATGAATTTCTGGTCATAATTTCGCTATCGACCAAACCGATAGCGAACTCTGTTCCTTTTAGGTCAATAATATCTATACCGTCCTTAAATCTACTGCGATTATTATTAATGGCTTCGTTTACGTGCATTAGTTGTTTTCCGTGAATTTCAGCAATAGTCTTAGCCAACATTGCCTTTTTATCTTCACCAAAACCACCTGCAATTTTAGGAACACTGACACCGCAAATAGTTGTTGTACCAACCAATCTCAAAGTTTTGTTCATATTACACCCCCACTATTTTATTTAGGCGCAACCCGTCGCGCATCCCCTGCTCATATGCCAGACGAGTTTCGCAAATCTGCCTACGAGAATAAGCGTCTGGCAACTTTGTAAGTGTTGACTGTTTAAGTAGACCATCACTTACTGAGTCTAATAATTGACTAACCTGTTCAAGTACAGAAACAAGGTTCCTCTGCGCCTCCACATACTCAGCATCCTTCTGCCGCGCCGATACAATCGCATCACTCGCCCGGTCAGCGCATAACTCCGCGAAACATTCCTTGAAACTTTTATCTATGCCCATACCTCTACCCCCTCACACTTTATATAGTAACTATTATTGTTATTTTATATCTTAGTTAGTTATGTGTCAATAACTAAATTAGTTATTTTAAAATTTATTGTTGCAATATAATAACTTAAAATGTTATACTGTATTCGGTAGAAGGGAGTGCTAAAAATGATAG